ATGGCAAAGCCAAGTAGAAGGCACTCGTCTCTTACTTACCGTTCAGGTTTAGAAGAGAAGACTGCTAAACACTTGGAAGCATTAGGTGTCTCCTTTGAATTCGAGACACTGAAGCTTCCTTACACTGTACCAGCTAGTAATCACAAGTACACACCTGACTTTATCATAACCACTAAGAGTGGTAAGGTCATCATAGTTGAGACCAAAGGTATTTGGACATATGATGATAGAGTCAAGCACTTACTTATACGTCAGCAGCATCCTGAATTAGATATCAGGTTTGTATTCGATAGGTCTAAGTCTAGGATTAGTAAACAATCTAAGACTACCTATGCAGATATCTGTGAAGGACGAGGTAGAGGTAAGTTCAAAGATGTAACGTGGCTATACGCTGATAAACGTATCCCGGATGAGTGGATCGAGGAATAATAATGAATAATATTGTAGAAATTGTAGATAACTTTATGGCTGATTACACAGCTGCTGTTGAAGTAGATGGTGGTCAAGTAGCTAATGCTTGGGCTGATAAGCGTATCCAAGAATTAACTAAAGATCTTAATGAAGAAGAACAGAACCACTTCGTTAAACTATTAACTCCTAAGCTACAAGCTGTAATGCAGTCTGCTATCAAAGAGTTAGAAGAGGCTGTAGAAGAAGATGAAGCGTAGGTATAAACAATGTAACGTTGTAGTGATTAGTCTAGTGTTGATCTCTCTAATAGTTACAGTTATATCCTTAGCCTAAAAGCTAGACAATAAAAAACCCCTATAAGATGCGAGTCCTATAGGGGTTTCTTTTTATATGTACTAAAGTTAAAAGCTTTTCCAAAGCTCAGCTAAGCCTTGAGAGTTACCAGCTGCTATTAATGGTAATGAAAGCACGAGGGCCTTGACTATCCACATAGTGTGTTTCCAGAAAGACATACCACTAGCCATTTGTTCTAGCTTCTCTAAGATCTGTTCCTTCTCTTGCTTACTCTCAACTCGATGTTCATCGAATTTCTTTTCTAACATTTCCATCTTACCTAAGACATATCCTATCTCTCTGGCATCAGTAGAAACTTGTGTATCCGGATTATTATTAGTATTCTTCCTAGACATCACAGTCTTTCCTTATTCAGCGATAGTCGCTTCAGGTTGTTGTGGTTGAAATTTATTAGTTATATCAGCAAGCCACTTATCAGCAGGCTGTACAATACCAGCGTAGTTAGGATTTCTATGGAACTTAAACAGTTCATTCATAGACTTAGTAAGTCCACGGTTAACAGTCTTCGGTAAATTACTAAGACCTTGATTAAACCTCTTACCAGCGATACCCCTGCCTGTAGGGATCTCTTTAGTTACATTGATATCTTCTTGAACTTCTTCACGTTGTACATTTTTACCAAAAATACCTCTACCAGTAGCTATGCCAGCTGGTTCTTTTACTCTGAATACTATCAGGGACTGAGTATCTTTATCATAAGAGATATTGTAACCGCCGCTTTCAATCTCATCGAACATCATAGATTCAAAACCATTAGCAGTCTGAACTAATTCATTCTTAACAGAGTCATCAGCCTTACTATAGTTAAGTGAAACCTTAGGATCATTCAACTGTTGGATAGCACCTGATACATCTTGAGGTTCTTTAACTAACTTGTTAAGGTTACGTAGAGTATTAGTCTGTACAGTAGGTGTAGTAGTACCAGCCTTGATAGCACCTAGTCCATAGAAAGTATCTAGCTTTTCAAAACCCGGTACTGGAGTAGGGTTAGCTACACGAGAAGCTGCATCCATGATCAATTGTTTAGTATTGTCAAGGGCAGAGGCATCTAAAGGAATATCAGAGTCAGCTACTAGAGCACGTACTGCTTGATCTTGTGCAGGGTTACTAGTACTGATCATACCACTCAATGCAGTAAGACCACCAGAACCTAGTGTACCAGCAATAGAATTAAGCTTAGAAATCTGTCCACCTAGACCAGCTTGCCACATCTCTTTCTCAACTTGATTACGTTTACCTAACATCTTCTGTAAACTTTTATCATTTACAAATGTCTGAAGATCATCTAGTTGTTTAAGAGCATTGTCTTTCTGTGCACGTACTTGAGCAGGATCAATCACTCGTCCTTGTTGACGTAGTGCAGCAATATCATTATCAAAGCTACGTACATATACACGCTTACTAGCTTCTATCTGAGAGTTGATACCATCTAGGTCATCTTGAGATAGAGCTTGCTTCTGAGAATAAATGTTACCAGCTTTAAGAGATATAGAATCAATAGCACTGTTAAGTGTTACGTTGTGAGTACTGCTCACCTTACCGAAGTCTAGTGTACCAGTAGCCTTACCAAGTTCTAAGTTCTCAGCAGCTAGTACAGTGGCACGTTGCTTACTAGTCTCAGCCATCACATCTTCAGCTGTATAACCTAAGCCATACTTAGCTTCCATGTTACGGTTGAACTGCAACTGTTGCTTAGCAACTGCACCTGTACTAGCTGAAGGTTGTTTACCTGTAGTCACTGAGTAGATCTTATCTATCTCAGAAGCTAGTCTAGGATGACGACTGATCATCTGTTGCTTAGCTTCACGAGCCATGATAGAGAAACGATTGTCATCAAAGAGGCCTTGTTCTTGAGCAGTCTTAACCTTTTGAAACTGGGCAATGAAAGCTCTTTCAAGCTTAACATCTTCTTCAGATTTATCTTTATCAGCTAACGCTCTCTCAAGATCAGCAGACATAGATTGAAGAGTAGTCTGTGCAACCTGTGCTTCTTCACGTTGAGCTAACATAGTGTTAACATCAGAAATAGCAGTGGCAACAGTCATGTCATCCTCTGCCTTCTGTGCATCTAGATTAGCTTGACGTTGAAGCACTGCTTGTCTACGTTCTTCTTCAGCATTGAAGCGCATTACATCTACAGCAGTATCTGCTACTGCCCCAATGATAGCAGCAGTTGAGTCAGCCTTAGGAGCTGGACCTTGAACAGGGTTGATAACTCGTGCCTGACTTTGTACTTTAGGAAGTGTTATATTACCAGCCATGGGTTACTCCTGTTCTGGTTCTGGATTAGTTAATGTAGCTTGGAAAGACTTAGTTCCAATCTTACCACTAGATCTTATGTAATCAGTAATGAAGACTTTGAGATCTCGATCTAAGGTAGAGCGACTCTCAGTAATACTTCTTATCATACGATTAATAATCTCTTGACGTTTGATAGGTTGCTTTTCATACTCAGAAAGTATTAAAGACTTATTAGCTTGGAACTTCTCGAAGTTACCATCAATTCTAAACTGATTGTAAACTTGTTTAAGAGCCTTACTAGATTCTTGCTCAGCTTTCTTACGATCATAGTTCCACATCTTCTGGTCATAGTAAGTCTTCTCGATATCTAATTGAATACCCATGGACTTAGCTAATAAGCTTTGGAAACTAGTGTCTTCCATGTTCTCTAGACTGATCATGATGTTACCACGTTTATCAGTCAGACCACCTAAGCTTTTAAGGAATACCATCTTCCTCATGTTAGACCATGTACTAGTTATAGAAGCTATAGAGTCAAGGGAGTGCACTACTGCATCACCTAGTGTCTCTAGTGATGGAGCTACTGCCATGTCTCTAGCACCTTCATATAGACTACCAATTGCATCTAGTCCACGTTGTGCTACACCTACAGATGGAGCTGAGAAAGTTATATCCGTTGATTCACCCCTAGCTACAGCACCTAGGCTTGACACTAAGTCCATTACGATGTTATCATCAAGACCAGCAATGATCGAAGCAGGTTCAGAGAAGTTGTTTTCAAATCCAAGAGAGTTGAAGAACACACCCACTGCACCTTTGTCTACCATAGCAGATAGGTTAGGATTATTCTGGGCAAACGCTAGCTCACCATCACTGAATGTTTCCTTAGACCAAGAAGCTACTTCCTGTGCAAAAGGGACACCAGCTGTACCGTACAATATAACCTGACCAGCTAATGCACCAGCTGCTTCCTTACGTGTCCAACGTCCTTTACCGAGTAAACCACCAACAGTATTCTCTACCATCTTAGCTTGTACTTGTAAGAATTGTGTAGGTATAGAAAGGATAGCATTCTTCTGCCACCATGCTGCATTCTCACGCTGCATGTTCATGTTCATACGTAGAGTATCATCAGTGATAGCACGGATAGCTTTGTCATCCATAGCCTTACCGGGATTAGCTTCTTTCCAGTTACGACGTGCAATGTTCCATGAGATTAGACGAGCCATAGACTCACCCTCTTCGAAGAACACACGACCAGCGCCAGCTAGCTTACGATAACCTTCAATAGTGCCTTGAGAGAAGCCACCTAGGTTTGCACCATAGTCACCAGTTCTCATAACACCATCACGTAGACCAGACTTCTTGAACTGCTCTATAGACAGAGCCATATCATTTATATCATCTACGTCTATACCCTTAGCAGCACGCTTCAGGAGCTCCGTATCTACATCAGGTGTATATAGGAACGCCCTTTGTAGTAACGACTCTGCTACGGCCTTAGGGGCCTTTGTAGGGTACATACTAGCAGCTAGTGAGGCGTTCTGCATCTGAATATATAGCTGACGTGGGTTAAACCAGCCAAGGTATGCATCAAATGTAGCACCTTTAAGCGCTTGTAGTGGATTCTTACTAGCTAAGTTGACAGTTAAGTCCCTTACTTTACTATCAGGTAACATATCAGCTAGGTTCATCATGTGATTAGCCCAACTATTCTCCTGATTCGTAGGTAAACGTAGTGAATCTACCATATAAGTACGGTGTGCCTTAAGAGATTCCCTTAAATCATTGTCAAGTATCTCTGTTAGCTGTATCTCTTTCCATTTAGAAGGGTCTTCTATGTCCCTGAAGACAGGTGCATCTGATTTAACACCCTGTTGCTTAAGAATTTGACGAACAGTGTTCTTCCATTTCTCTACTACAGCTACACGGTACTCATTCATAGGCATCTGAGTAGCAATAGAGTCAACCATACGCTGTACTGACTGCCCTGTAGACAAACGAGTCACCTCATTAGCCAGATCTTCACCTTCAAAGATACCTTGCTTGTTACGTGCACCTGTATATAAGCCACCATAAGCATTTGAATCTTCTACTAGTGCATCAGTAGCACTCATATCCCTATCACGTAGTACTTGCAAGTTCACACGTTGCTCAGCTGGTACATTTTTAGCAGCCTGTTCAGCCATTGTCTGATTAACATAGGCCTGCGCATTATCCTTAGTCTTAAATCGAGCAACAGTTGTTAAACCATTCTCTGTATCCTTAACATAGTAGTAACCCGGCTTAGATATACGAGGTACATAACCAGTTAAACGATTAAGAACTGTACGAGGAAGATCCTTAACAGCTGTATGTGTATCAGTGTTACGTACTAGACCAAACTTAACAGACTTACCATCTACCTTGATAGGTTTTAAGAACTGTACTGGAGTGAATCCATCTTGAATAGCCTTAGCTACATCAATCTGACCACGTCTAACTACAGAGATCTTGTCACCCATTAGACCGGGAGCAATAATACTCTCATCTATATTAGAAGGGAAGCCACGACCATCTTTAAATGGTTTGGCAATCTGTACTTCTTGTATACCGGTAAGAGGGTTAGTCCAACTAGCTTCCTTGTATCCTTGGAACTCTAGCTTACGACGTACAATATGATTCTGCATTTCAAATGCTTCATCTAAGAATGCACGCTTAGCTGAGTAAGCCTTGATCTCATCAAGAGTATACTTACGTTTACCTGAAATAGTCTGTACGTTACCAGCTAATAGATCACCAGCCTTCCATACAGCACCTTTATTACCAGCAGCATCTACGAATTCATCACCAGCAATTAGTAGTTCATCTACTGCTTGCTTAGACTTACTAGGTAAACCTTTATCGATACTACCCCAGACATCTGCTAATCCTTTACGAACTCTAGCAGATTGTAAACCACCGAAGGTTACATTGTCTACGATGTCATCATCGATACTCTTAAGGAATGTCTGAGGAGAGAATAAGTTCTTACCAAAGACAGCAGCTGATGCTCTATCCATAGCAGTATCAGTAGCAATTAAAGAACCTGCATCATCTACAGACCATTTGATTTCCTGCTGACGTATTACAGGTTTATCACCCTTAGTAGATACTTGGTAATTAACTAGGAAACCATCATCAGTGTCCTTAATTACTTCAGCATTTAGAACACTTCCCTTGTTCTCAGTCTTCAATGCATCAAGATAGTTAGCCTTAGCAGCTTCCTTCTCTGCATCTGTAAGAGCATCTACTTTAATAACAGAAGCTTCTTCAGATAACTTTCTAATAGGAGCTGCTACTTCAGCTTGTACTTCATCCATGATACGCTGATACTCAGGAGCTAGTCCATCTGTAGCATTAGTACCTACATAAGTATTCTCCCAGTTAGTAGCATCAGCATCCATCGCCTCGTCCAACGTAGAGCGATGTGGGGTGCGTGTAGCTTCTACTGCATCCTTACTATTACCTAGAGCTTTAAGCCTCTGACGTAGCGATGTAGAGCGTTGTACACCCTTCACTGCTTTATATGCCCACGTAAGTGGAGCACTAGCCAGTAATGTACCAATCTCAATAACATCTAAGGTACCAGTTATATATGATTCAGTAAAGAAGTCTGGATCATTTAATAAACCTACGAAAGCACCTAGCTTAAACTCATTGTTATCATAAGCATCAGCTGCCTTAAGTAACAACTCAGGTAGTACTTGTTGCTTTAACTCTGGATCTAGTGCTTGGTAACCTGCTACTACTTTAGTAAAGTTCTCAATAGCATTACCACCTGCTTCAGGATCAAGCTGTGTAACTAGATCATTAGCATCTAAGGTAAATGAAGCTGGATCAATAAGTATACCAGCACCATCTATAACCTTATCAAGTACACCACGTTGTTCAGCCCACTCTTTAAATAGTGAGTCAGCAAAACCTTTAGTAACTTGTTCACGAGTGTATCTATCAAGAGGACTCTCTTTAGAATACGCATCAGCTAAAGCTTTCTGTGCACCTAATAAACCTTGATACTGTGTCTCTACGATATCTAGGTCTTGTTCTGTTCTCTGATAAGACTCTGCTAGTTGAGGATTAGCTGTAACTTCTTGGTTAATAATACCACGTATGTCATTAGTTAAACCTTGAGCATATAGAGTCTGAGTTGCTTCCATAGATTGTAATACATCTGGAGACATCTCTAATGTTTGTTCTGAGTCTAGATAAGCCTGTGCCTGTGACAAAGACTTATCAGTTGCACGTCTAATCAATGACATCTGGATAGATTTATCAGCTAGGTATGCAGTTGAATTACCAGCTGGGAGTGTAGTCAATGCTAAGCCCATCTGTTCAAATGTGTTATCAAAGCTTAGTGGTTCTTTCTCAAATGCTGGGGCAGCATCGAAAGGGTTCACTAGCTCTTCTGCTTTTACTTCATCTACCATAATATCACCCAAATAATGATCCGCCAATACTACCTAAAGTACCACCTATCGCTCCACCTATTGGTCCACCAATAGCAAAGCCTGCTGCTGAGCCAATAGAACCACCAAGTGCTGATGCCTCAGCCTTCTGTTGTGCCCTCTGTGCTTCACGTGCTTGTCTATTAGAGATAGACTGAGCAGCTGCACTGATGTCACCACCTAGATCAAACGATTCATTCAAGAACTGAAGATCATTAGTTAGGTTAGTAGCTAATCGAATAGCATCAGAAGATAGATCACTCTGTTGTACACCGAAGTCTGATACACCAACAGCACGTTGAGTATTGATAGAAGCTATCATACCTTGAGTGGCCGATGCATTAGAGAGTCCAGTCTGAGCAGCCCTATTTTGTATTGAAGCAGCAGCTTGTTGAGCACCTGATTCAAAGGTAGCTTGTTGTCTACGTAAAGCTTGTTGTTCACGAACTATAGTACGCTGAGCTAATTGACCAGCTTCTAACTGATCACCTAGAGATCTCTCAAACTCTTTAAGACGTAGAGTTTCTTGAGCAGCCTTAAGAATATCTTCATCACTGCCTTTCATACGGGCAATTCTAAGATCGTCAGATAGTTGCTCAGAGTCACGTAGTCTACGTAACTCGTCTAGATCCCCTTGGAAGTTCTTACCAGTCTTATCAAGAAAACTAGTACGAGCTGTTAGTTCTGCAAGATTAAAAGCTTCGCCTGATTCAGCACGTTTTACTAACTGCTCCATACCAAGATCTACCGCAGATAGACTACTCTCAAGATCTCTCTGTACATCACTGCCACCAGTAATAATATCTTCTACTGTTTGATTATTTTGTTCAGCCATAGTTACACCTTACTGTTAGCGCCAAAGCCTAGGTTCCATCCTAGTAGTTTACAATCTTTACCTGCACTAGTTTCAAAACGTAGTGACAAGGCACGACCTCTACCTGTTAATCTATTCTTAGTTGTCAGTACCGTCTGACCGTAATCAAAAGTATCGGCAGGACCAGATGGAATATACAATCTATTATACTTATATGCTTCGAAAGTATCATTAGCTTTAGGAAGAGAGGCATCATCTACGTAGTCCCACCATGCTGATATTAAACAACTACTCTGATTAGTAGGAGTTAAGTTACCACTACCATCATCAGTGAACCCATCTTCAGTTCTTAAGAAGGAAGGTACTATGTAGGTAGCCTGCTTCTCTAGTGCAGAGTTGTTAGCATTTAGATAGCCAGTCTGCATAAACCCTTGCACTTCACCTTCATCAGAACTTCCAACAAAATCTTTAAAAGATGTTGATGAGAAAGTCATAGGTAGCTTACCTTCAGAAGTCTCTGCAATAAATACAACAGATTTAAAAAGATCAGTATCGTTAAGACTTGTCTGATCAGGACTGTTAAAACAATCTATGATATAAGAAGTACCTGATTTAAAGAACTTAAATTTATACCAAGCTCTTAACACTAAATCATATACTAGGCAGTAATCATATCTATCAGGGTTGTTTGTATCAGAAGAGTAAAGCCATAGGATACTATTATCACTAGGAGTATATATACCTTTAGCGTATGCCTTACAGTTCTCAGGAATACTATTATATAAAGTCTTAATAGTGCTATCTGTTAAATTATTTTCTACGAACTGATCAGCCTGTGCATTATATTCTAGTGCAATAATACCACTAGTAGACCAGTACAAGAAGCTGTCTTTATATGTTACTAAGCTCTTAGAGATCACATTACCAGACTGTAAAGAAGGGAAGTGTAGACCAGTAGCAGTACGTGTTTTTGCATAACATATAGATGTATTAGAAACAGACCTAAGTACAAAGTCATTTGGTTTAAAGATACCATCACGTACTTGTAGTTCGTGAATACCTGAGCTACCAAACATTAGTAACTTAGAACGACTACTCTTAATACGTACCGCTTCACCAATCTCAGAGACATCAGCATACCCACCATCACTATCTGTAGGGGCATTGTTAAACTCAGCAGTAGGTGGATTAAGACTATAACAATATGCAAAGGCTGCTATAGAACTGCTCAGACTATTGAAACCTATAAAGGTTGACCCAAGTGCATTGCTGTAACTAGCTTTACATAAATAGAAATTCCTCCCACCATAAGAAGTGACATCTATAATACCCCCATCTAGATCCTTTTTAAATAAAGGTCCAGAAGGATCTCCAGTAGGAACTGAACCGCCCGTTATCACAGCTGCCCATATAGCCCATACACTATAAATATTAAAGAGTGGTGCAGACGAATCACCCATTGGGGCAAAGCTCTTCCCTTGGTAAGAGTTATTCATATATGTAGTCGAGAAGGCTGTTCCCTTATCTTTATAAAAGACAGGACTATCCGCTCTACTAGGGTAGTTACCAGCGAATGTAAACCAAGCATCTACATCTGCCTTTAACCAACCTTGATTAAAAAGATCTGCTGCATGTTCATTTGAAAGTGTAGAAGGCCTACTAAGGCTTGATCCTATACCTATCAGATTTCTTGTTCGTAAGATATCGTTAGTAGAACTGATGACACCTGCATTAGCATCCCAATCTACTTTGTGTACACGAGACCCATGTTGTTCAGAAGTACTTGTAGCTATTACTATTAGAGAACCGTTATAACGAGAAAAGGTTTTCAGATAACCACTAGCTGATGTATAAGGTGGTACATAGCTTGTTAGAAAGCTGCCAGTAATATCATCTATGTCATCTAAAGTGTATATTAAAATACCCCAAGAAACTACATTCTGTACACCGAATAGAGTGTGAAAGATATTATAACCAACTATTAAAAGATCTCTAGAAGTACCATCTAAGTTACCATTCTCTAATATATAAGATTGACTATACTCTATAGAGGTTATACTAGGATCTACAAAAGTAGCCGCAGCTTTAGTATCAAAGTCATTAACACTTGTATCTAACTTAGTACCGAACCTACGTCTACGAGTACCGTTACGTTCAAGTACAAAGTTCTCTTCATCTAATGTATACCCTACTGGGTAGTTAATAGGATTAGCCTCGGTCAGGATACCCCCAACAAATGTATTAAATTCTGTATTGATTTCTGACCGTGCCATACTTAGACCTCGTCGTATAGATGATCAAGTGGGTTAATAGACTTGATCTCTTCTTTAATCTTATTCGCCTCATCAACAATACCTTGTGTTGCTAGGTATGCATCTAAGGTTCTCTTAGCATTGTTAGGTGATGTAAAGATACCACGTAACTGAGTAGGTAACCTACCACCACTTGGTCTATAGATCTCATAGTTACCAAAGGTATCCGCTTTACGAATGTCAATATCTTTATCTAGTTCTAATTCTTTCTTAGGCATTGGTCATGTCCTTCTTAATGTTTATCAAAGAGTGGGTTGCTTCTACCAGCTGGACTCTTACGTCCATAGTTAGGATAACCAACACCACCTGCAGCTGACCAAGACTTACGTGATAACCAAGTACGTTGACGACGTGCTTCTTGTTCTACACGTTGATTAACTTCTTGACGTAGCACTGTAAAGGCTTGACCTTTAGCTTCTGCTAATAGAGATGCAAATCCTTCATCCGGTAAGAACGGGATAAAGGTATCTGACATCGAGAAATTCTGTTCAATGTATCCAGTACATTGACTGTTAGTACTCTGCAATGTAGACTCAACATCTGAATCATATGCATCGAATACTATATAGTTATCATCGAAAGATGTCCACATACGTGGAGCCTTGTCGTTAACAACTTTAATCTGTACACCACCGAAATCAGTAACTAAGTCTACAGTAGCTTTAGTTTCATCACGGCTGTTAGTCTGATCTAGGAACTCTTGAGGTTCCACATACTGGATTGATTCCAGTTGTTTACGAGCTGAAGCAGATTTCTTCTGATCGTAGTTTAAGGATATTAATTCTTTACATCCAGTTGGTAGCTTAAGGTAATTAGGTTTAGTTGAATCACCAAGACTATCTAATGCAAAGGTCCTTTTCTCTTGTGGCCAGTTACGGTTAGAGATCAGATTGTAATACGTAGTCTGGAGAATCTGAGCTACTTGTAATGCCTCAGGTGTATCATTGATAGAGTTAACAGGATCACTGTTAAGGTCATTCAGGATGTCCTGAACCAT